AGATGTGCTTCATCTCCAAAGACTACATCAAATGATTGCATTACATCTTTAGGTGCCTTTGAAAAACTTTGCCATGTTGTGATTGTAATTGGTGCATCGAATACTTCTTGACCAGAATATATCTTACATATTCTTTCTTCATATCCATAATCTATAAAATCTTTTGACATCTGTTCTACAAGTGAAGTAGTAGGAACTATGATAACAGTTTTCTTATTATAGTATCTTGCGAGTAGATAAATGATTAACGACTTACCACTTGCAGTTGGAGATAAAAGAAGTTGTCTTCCATATTGTATTGCAGTGTTAAATGCCTCTATCTGATAATCTCTAGGTTCAAAAGGAAGTTTTAAATCTGTTAACCAAGGTTCAAGTGTTTGTGGTCCTAATTTATTGGGGTTCTTTTCTCCAATAACATCTTGTATTCCACCAAAATCATATCCTCTTTCTCTACAGAACTCATCTACATAAGGTAATAGACCTATATAAATCTTCTTAGTTTTGATAGAGAATAATCTAACTTTACCATCCCAATATCTATTCTTATAAGAAGGCATAAACTTTGCGTTAGGAACTGTAAATGAAAAGAAGTCGTATAAATCTCTTGCAAGTCCATCATCACAATTGACTTTCATAAAGACTTCATCTACTTTAGATACAGTGACTATATTAGACATATGGTTGACCATGATACCAACTAACTAGTGATATCCTTCTTCCTCGTGTCACTGGCGTGACTTGGTGATGCACAAATGAAGGAAACACTATAAGTGTTCCTGGCATCTTTGCACTAAATGGTGCAGTTTTAATATATTGGTCTACATTGATATTTTGAGTTCCTGTTGATTTGAGTCTATCAAATATATGCAATGGTTCAATCCATTGAAAGTTTCCGCCCTCATACTCATCTGGATGTGATAACTGAATTGTTGAACTTAACTTTCTTCTTCTACCACCGTGTGATTGTTCTCTTTCGCCTGCATCTGTATGCCAAGTATAAAAATCTCCTGTGACTTGTGCCTCTGGTCTATGATTGTAAATTGTATATTGATGATTCTCTATATGGTCCCATTGATGCAACCAATCACCATCTACACTTGCGAGATTCACTCCATCTCTAATCTTATCTTGTATTTCTTGTGGCATGATATGATGTTCTATCCATTTGACATCTGATTGTCTAATGAAATTATCATTGTTGCCTCTTGATGTATCTTCTGGCGAATCGGGGTCCTCTTCTATATTCCCAACCAGGCCTGGAATCATTTCTATAGTATCTGCTACAGAATGTATAATTTCTACTTCTCTTGGAGTGAAATACTCCGGATAGATAACACAATACTCTTTTAATATCATTATTGACCTGCCATGAACTTTCTCCAATCGATTGTATTTCTAATCGTTTGGTGTCGCCATGTTATGTTGTCCATACATCTTTTAATAAAGTCTACCGTGACTTCTAGGTATTCTATTTTTGATTTGAGTGTGACTAAATCTTTATCTGAATTGAAGAAGTAATTAAAATCATTCTTCATTATTTTAAGACCATCGAATGGGTCTTTCTGCCAACCAAATTTATTGATTGTATCATCATCTAATTTTCCTGTAAACCATAACCACTTATACTTCAATAACTCGTTATAGTCTTGATTGTATTTTTTGAGTAGCAATACTTTACTTGTTAATTCGTCTGAGTATTTTGCGTGGAGTTTTGGAACTTCTAATGATGATTTATCTAACTCTATATCATCAATTTGACAATCTTTCTCCCACTCAATTTTCAATTCTTCTAGATTCATAATGTACCATTATATCATAGGATATAATATATTTATAGGGGTTTTAAGACTTGTCTGCGATGTCGTAGTATGAGAATCTAAACGATACATTTACTAATGCTGGTTCAGCATCAGCACCAGATTCTAATTCAATTGAACCCAATGCAGTAGGAAAACAATCATGAAATCTTATATATCTGTTAGGTATATTCTTATTTGTATTGATAACTAATGTTATATCTGAATATTGATTTAAGTCATCTGAAACAGACTGTAATTGATTTATCTTTGATTTTGCAGTTCCTGTAAACGAACCATACAATGCTGGGTCACTCAAAGGAACTATAGAGTCTATCCAATTGTATATCTCTATAAAGTTTCCTAAGTCTTCATCAACTATGAATGATACTTCTAGTGTGTCGAATGTTGCCTTATCACCTGGAAAAAATGCATCAAGACCAACACCAGCAGACTGAACTGTTTCTCCAAACTGAACACCTGGTATGTTTACTGTTCTAACAAAATACTCTACAGTAGGAACTTTATCTATTACAAGTCTAAAGTTATTTCTGTTTAATACTGATTTGTTTATATTTGTTTTATAAGCCATACCACTATTTATCTAAATGGGGAACCGAAGTTCCCCAAATACCTTACTTCTCGTTTACAAACTCATTAAGTTGTCTTGCAGTAGATATAACATCTTCTGTAGATACGAATTGGTCACCCAAAGGTTTTTTATCATTAGGGAATGAATCGTTGTGAGTATTCACAGCGTCATTGTTTCTGTAGATATTACCTTCTAGTAATCCTTGTGCTTGGTTTAGTAAGTCGGCTCTGATTTCGAAGCCTGATTTGGTTTGATTTGACATAATTTCCTCCTGTGTGTATGTGTGTTATGTCTGTATCTTAATGATACATTATTATTTAGTGCATAAAAAAAGGGGTCTTAAAAAAGACCCCTTTAAATCGAAAAACTCGATTAAGAAAAATTACATAATGTTAGACACTGCGATTTTTCTGTAATATTGGTTTGTTCCATCAGAAGCAAGACCGTTAGCAGGTGTAGCACCTACGAATGGGTTTGAAACCATTCCGTATCTTGTTTTGAATCCGATTTTTGGTTGGAAAGTGTTCTCGCCAACTGCTCTCACCATTTGTAGTGGAACATATGGGCAATAGAACATACCAGCGTCATAAGGGTTAGACCCTCTGTAACCAACTGTCATGTAGTCTGAACCTGCATAAGGGTCAACATACACTTTAACTCTTCCGTTTAAAACACCAGCAAATGTGTTGCCTGTGTCATCAACATTCAAGTTAGTTGATAATGCTGGAGCGTAATCTAATACGCCTGCCATTGAAAGAGCAGATGCAACATCAGAAGAACATAGAATAAAGTTTCCTTTACCTCTACGAGTTTCTTTTGCGATTGTATTTGATTCTCTTTCGATTTGGAACAATAAACCTTTGAACTTTTCAACTGACCATCTTCCGTTAGCGTCAACATCTAAGTTGAAAGTACCAGCAGATGCTGTTGCGGCTGCACCAGTTTTTGCTTGGTTGTTTACTTCCCTTACAACTTCTCTGTTAATCTCTGCAAGTATTTCACTTGAAAGAATGTTTGCTAACTCAGATTCAGCGTCAAGACCGTGGATTGCTTTAAGGTCTTGTGCAAGTTCTAGAGTGTATTCTGCTTTTAATGCTCTGGATACAGCAGTCACAGTTGATTTCTCAATTGTGAATGACATTTCAGCAAATGCGTTATTGGCCGCATCGCCTAATGCCTCTGATGTAGCTGTGCTCATCCCTGTAGAGGTAGCGTTTTGGTATGCAGATGAACCTGCAAATGGGTCGCCCTCTGGGTCTGAATCAACACCAGCGTTATCAGTGTTAGCTGCGGCTGAATGAGCAGTTCTTGGCTCATTAACACCCATAGCTTCTGATTGTGCTAATCTTGTTCCAGATGGATAATCTTGGTATCTTGCTTTCATAGCGAAGATAAGTCCTGTAGGACCAGTCATCGGTTGAACACCGCAAATGTCGTAAGCAACGAGATTTGGCATAGCTCTTCGAACTAGTGATATTAGGATTGGGTCCCAATTACTAATTCCAGTGCCAGTAGCATTAATAGGTGCAGCTTCTTCAAGAGTAGCTCTGTCTTCTGCCAGTGCTTTCTCTTGGTTTTCTAGGATAACTGCTGTGACTGCTTTCTTGTAGTTGTCTTCGATTTTTGGTAAATCTCCGTGCTCTAGAATAGGCTCCCACTTTTCCTGTAAGTTTTCTGATAAAAACATTTTATTTCCTATTAATTATTAACCTAATGGTTTTAGTTTACTAATTGCAGATGAATACTGATTCATAGCAGGGTCAATGATTTTCTCATCATCAGATGCGAACTCACCAGTCCCTTCTTCTACTACAGTTTCTTCTGCGATGTTTTCGTCTTTTGGAAAGTATGCATTTTTAAGTTCTTCAACTTTCTCTTGAAAGTCTTCTGAACTTGTAAAATCTACACCTTCTGCAAGGGAAATCATCTTCTCTTTTTGTGATTCAGTTAGGTCATTACATGCCTCTCTAACCACATTGCCTCTTTTGAGTTGGTCGTTCTGTTCAACAACTTCCATATTTTTAGATACTTCAGCGTCTAGTTTATCTTCCATCTCATCAAGACGATTTGCGAGTTCATCAATAACATTATACTTATCTTCTGGAATCTCAACATAATGTTCTACGAACAATGTTTTAAGTCCATCAATGAAGTTATCTGTCATTTCTGACCTCAAACCTCTTTCGATTGCAAGTTCGTTTTCTTTCGTCCACTCTTCTGCACAATATGATAGATACTTATCAACTGCTTCACTAAGGTCGCCTTTGATTTTCTCTACTGAGGTTTGTAAATTCTGTGAATAGTCTTTCTCTAATTCTTCTTTAATTTCAGAAACTTTAGATGACACAGCGGCCTTGAAGATTGTTCTTGCTTTATCAGCATTTTCATCTGATAAGTCAAGAGCTTCTGAGATTTTAGATAGGTCGTCTTCTATTTCCATCTCAACTAATTCAGACTCAACTTTTTTAGACTCTTTGACTTCTTCTTCGTCATCTTCGTCTTCTTCGTCTTCGTCTTCTTTGTCGTCTTCTTCAGCGACTTCTTCTTCGTCATCTTCGTCTTCTTCATCTTCTTCTGAATCTTTACTTGCGTTTAATTCATCAAGTTTAGAAGCTTCTTCTGCGACTATTTCTTCTGTAGAACCTTTTAAGAATTCTACAATGTTTCTTGCGATTTCTGCTTTAGTCAAGGATTCGTCAACCTCTTGAGCGTCTTCGACCATTTCGACATATACTGCCTGTAGGTCTTCTTTACTCATATCCTTCATAGTGTTGACCATAGCCTTGATATTTTCCATTTTAGAAGGAGCGTTTTCTGCAATAGTGTCTTCACTATCAGATTCTTCTTCTTCTGAAACTTTTTTCAACTTTACTTGCTTCTCGGCAGGAGATTCACCTTTCTGTTGGGCATCGCCCTTAACTTCTTTAGTTCCTTTCTCTGCACTCTTAATAGATGCAACTGCTTTGTCAACAGGATTTTCTTCTGGTTTGACGACTTCACCTTTACCACTTTCAATTTTAGCGGCGTCTGATGAACCTTGCTTAACAGGTTTTGAGTCACCTTTTTCAGCTTTCGAATTCGGCTGAAGTGCCTCTTCGATTGCCTGTTCTAGGTTTTTTTCTAAATCTGCCATTTGTTTCTCCTGTTTGAGTTTTAGCTTAACTCTTTTATTTATATATTATAGGTTCTCTACGAACTTCTTC